GAAAGACTTGTGATAGTCCTTCTTCGCCAAGCCTGTTCTTCATATCTACTTGGGTATCTTCCCAAGCCTCAGCCCATATGTCTGGTAGTTCAAGACTTGTCATGGTCCTCTTTCCACTTGTAATTGTCATAGATTTCAGAGGCTTTGTGAACTGCTATGCCACCGAATAGCCACCATGCTGGTACTTCTTTAGTCTGTTTAACTTTGGCTAAGTAGTACATATACCCACAACTTAACCAGTCGTTTAAAGATGAATAACTAATATGCTCGGGGATTTCCTCCCCGTTTATCGTTATCATAAGAGGTAAGTGCGGACGGAGGAAGAAATATATCCGCACTTACAATTATCGTAGTTTACTTCTTTGTTATTGAGAAGCGAATGTTCGCTTTGTTGTGTGTACATAGCCCACAAGTGTAGCAGGCTCCGCCTTGTTTAGATATTAAAGGGATTTGGCGTGTCTGTTCTGGGCATTTTGCACCTGGTAGTCCAGTGATTTCATTAAGTTGTCTCGCTCCGTCAGCAAAACTAGTGTCCAACCAGGCGAGTTTAATTCCGAAATCGTTATAGAGTCGTTTTCCCTCGTCGCTATTATCTCTATCTGCGGAGAAGTACAGACTAAGGTTGTTATGATTTTGTAATAGTTCTGCTGCCTGTGCCACTCTTGTGTACACCCAAAACTGTACATCTTGGTGTCGTCTGATGGCAACACTCCACGCCATCGCATAATCAGGGGAGAAGAAATCTCCGTCCCAATGTATTCTGAAATACTTTTCTGCTCCGTACTTGTCGCAGTCATCCTTGAACTCCTTAATCATCTGGTCTATAAGAAGGAACATCTCACTACCAGATTTATTCTGTAAGAGATTCCAGTTGTGTAGCAATACTTCACGCACACTCTTGTACATTTTTTCTAACTTGCCAGCGTAGCAAACAGATTCGCAAACACTAGTCATACCAGGACATGAGTACTGCTTACCAGCAGGCAAGCCAAAAGTGTTGAGGCACTTGGCTTGCTTGCCAGTAGCACTCGCCAGGTTAGTAACCTTGCGGTCTCTGCTACGCTTTAACTTATTCAGCGACGTGGACATCAAATGATTCCACTTCGTAATCATCTTCATTGTTGACGCTGATATACAAGTCAGCAATATAATCATTGATAATACTTTCAGCGTCATACTTATCATCAGCAAGAACTTTGAAAGTTATTTCAATAGTTGCAGTTGCGTCAAACTTCTTACTTAATTCAGATGCATTAATGTCACGTAGCAACTGATTGATTTCATCTATATCAAATGTTAAATCATCAGGATAATCAAGGTCCGTGTATCTTTCCTGAAAGAAATTAAGGACTGCACTTCTTATATCTGTAAGGTCATTGCGAGCCTTCCATAATTGTTCATGTTGCTCAACACTAAATTCTTCTTTGTTTCCTTGCTCTTCCATATCTTCCTCCTGTATTTTTACTACACCAGCACCACCGCAGTGCTGGCAAACTACATATTTTATTTTGTTAGGCGAGGGTACTGCCCATATACCAGTACCCTCGCACTTGCACCACTCTTCACAACTTGTCATTGTAATAACAAGTCTAACGCACGGTCTTTCAATGTGTCAGTGTCACTAAGAACCTGACGCTCAGCACGACGAATAGCCTTCTGACCAGGCTTAACGCGTGCTTGACTGTAGTAATCTGCATACTCAGTAACTGCATTGAACAATCCCCAAGCAGTGCCGATACCTTGATTGCCTTGCGAATGTAAGTAAAGATTCTCTACTCTGTTTCGCTTGTCATCAATGTTGTTCTTGATTCTTTCTTGTTGCTTATCTAACTGATGCATATTCTGAAACACATCCTTTGGATATGGAAACAGATTCTCAGTAAAGGTAAGAACATCATGAGCAAAGACACCAATGCTTGCTAGTTTCTCTGCTTGTTCTTGCAAGTAACCAGCATACTCAAATGTCATAGACATAACTTCTCTTGCTTTGACAATAGACTTGTCGCTGTTTGCAGTATGTCTGATGGTGTGCTTGAACTCAGACGCACGCCTTGCCATACGCCATGTGTTGTAGCAAACCACACGAACAGCAGTCAATGATACATTCAAACTGAATGAACCATCATGACTGGTAGTTGCAAACAGATACATATCTGACTTGTCTTTGCCATCAATAAGAATAGACGATGGCATTTGCATAGTAATAAATATCTTGCGACCACCATCCATAGAGCCTGCTGTTTCGTAGGTAGCACCACCATCAGTCAAAGCATCTAGAAATTTAAACACTTCTCTGTTCTGGATAGGTGTATACCTAGTACCAACAACACCCAATGCGTCACGACTATTCTTTAATGGGTGCTTGCGAACAACAGCAAACTTATCTGGTACAGAGACTACTTCTACTCCTTCATCAGTAATAACTGGTGATTGAAGTGGATGTAGTTCTACAGTCCAGTCTAGTTCTGCATGTTTAATGGCGTCCTCTGCTGTCAACTTGTCGTTGACCACGGTGCCAAGGTTATGCCAACCTGGTTCACGGTAAGACACGAACGCAGTCGTATCTCCGAACTGTTCTAGATTATGCACTTGCTTCCTCCTTTGTTACCAACTTGATTGATATGTTAACCAAACACTTGGGTCGTTTTCAACTACTTTAAGTAATTGGCTTAACCTTTCTGCGGTATATCTAACGTAATCAAAATACCAGTCATCATACGCATAACTACCAAAGAAGAATCCTTCTTTGACTGGCAGTAGTTCTTCCGCTTTGCCTGGATTGTTTAGTACTTCTTTACAATCCTGAACTAATTCGTGCAGCATTTCAGGAAGAACACTATATTTTTCGCAATTGTCTTCTCCATTTTGAATGTTCTCTACAAACCATCCATGGATAGCATTTGCTTTTCTCCAGTACATAGACTCAAACTCAATTGTAACTGATTTGCTTTCTTCGTTTTGAAGATTGTTAGTATCAACAAGTTCAATAACTTTACGATACAAATCTTTTGATTCTTGTGAGTACCAGTCGTAGCCTGCTACATGTTTTCTAATATGTAGATACATATCTAATCCCATTATTCTTCCTCCTTTTGCTGAGCCTGCTCTGGCACTTGTAACAGAGCAGGCGTGTATCCATACCAGTCCATCCAACTACTTGTCATTGTCCACCTCATCTTCTTCTTTACTGTCGCACTCTGGGCATTCACCTTTGTAATCAAACTTCATGTAGCAATCAGTGCATATGTCTCTGGCTGCATAGTCATCCCACTTTGGTTCAGGTATGCTCATTAGAAATCAAACTCCCCATGCTCATCCCACGCTTGTCGCACTCCGCAGTCGTAGCAAAGCACTCCATCAGGTGGTTGTTCACTTACTGGTACATCTACTTCTGTATCACAATCATTACATTTCATTTGTAATAACCTCCTAGTATTCCTTCTGCGTATTCTTTAGCAGCACGATAGGCATGTCGGTGCTCAAAGATTGCAACGACATCGCCTCTGTGTATTACCTCAGCCCAAGAACCTATATAGTTTTCAGTTGTGTATAAGTTCTCTGCATAATCTGTGCGTATCATCTTGGACATGTCGCCGTCTAACTTCACAATCTGTCCACAACTACGGCATACTGTCATCCCAGTACTCCAGTCTAGGACGACAGTCTGCTCACAATCAGGACACATTAACGGTCTGAACCCATCACAAGGTGAAAGGTATCAAGGTCTTCTAGTTCTTTCTCAAAGTAACTTGTTACCTTGGCTAGAGTTAACATGTTCCATGTCCACTCTTCTTCACGCTTGAGTTTGCCATCTTTATCTACCTTGATTGCTTGATTGATGGCTTCTTGTAAATGATGTACTGTCATTGTTAATGCTGTGTAATCCATGACTCCTCCAGTCACTTGTCGTTGTCCTCGGTCGTACATTTATTGGTTTTTTGTTAACGAGTAAAAAAGGGGAGTGACTGGCACCGAAGCACCAGCCACTCCATATACTAGCAATTAGGACAGAATCCTAAACGCGAATAGTACATAAGATTACATACTTTGCAGATAACTTGATGTTTCATAATCAAGTAACTGTCAAAGACTTCTTGGATATTGTCAACCATATCCAATAGGTCAGACGATTTACGGTCACCAATATTATAGCCAGCACCAGTTTCTAGTACTGGTCTATTATATTGTTCATTAATTACAGGTTCTATCTGTAATCTATTATGATTTTGAATCATATCTTCGTAACAATCGTCACATCTATCCCACTCGAAGCAATGCTCCGAATGGGATAGGTCGATAACCAAATCGAGTTTAGACATCTGATGGCTCCAATACCTCTGAGATATCAGCAGTAACTAACTGGCTAAAGTTAATCCAGTTACCTTCTTTGGTTTGGAAAGAGTTATCAAAGTACGTGATGTTAGAGATGTCCATCACGGTAACCTTGTCACCTTTATTATTGGTTTCCTCTAAGAACCAACCACGCTCTAAAGCGTTGGCGAATCTATTTACCATTTCATAATCACTGGTTTGTAATCTTTTGAACTTGGTAACAGTACGAGGTGCACCATTATTATCTACGGTTTGCAACCAAGTAGGGATATCAAGAATTACCTTTTTAGCACCACGAGTGGTAGTGTCGAAGGATACTCTTGCTTTTCCTGCTGGTATTGATGGTAATCTATTCATTTCTTCCTCCTGAAATGCGTGGCTTGGACGCTTTGCTCCTAGCCACGCATATATCAATCTATATATTTTATAGATAGTTGCCGAGACTCTCTCGGTCGCGAGAGTCATATCGGCTGAACGGCAATAGTCAAGTACGCGAGCAAGTGTGAGATTTCGCATGCCGTCTATAAAGGCGTAGCCTAGACGGCGTGGGGAATCTCATGCTTGCCGAACTTGACTCTTGTCGGGCAGACGATAGACTCTAGCCGTGTTGCAGGCGTTTGCTTTAGCGAACATTGATACAGGTTTGCCTTCAGGCAAACACATTGACAGCGAGGATTTCGAGGCTGTCCGCCGAAGAAATCTGAGCGGGCAACACGGTGTACGACCGAGAGAGAGATACCAAAAATAATTCGATAGAGTGAAGTCGCTTTAGCGACAGACAGAGATATTATTTTTGTCCGTACCACACGGCATAGTCTCAGTGTAAGCATGGGCACGCAGAGCCGTGTGGGAGTTAGCATTGGTGTTTTAATTATGACACCAATGCGTCAATGGAGAGACTGTAAGACAGACAGACAGGTACTGCAATACTGTCTGAGTGGATTGCAGTGCTGGGCAGACTGCAGACCACCACTCGTCCTACAGTACGGGACAGGAACCCAGGGTTATTAAATTCACGAAACTTATTCTACATGTATCACCCACAATATACACGTGTGACAGTGACGCCCTGTATCTATCTCAACACAAATACGCTACCATATAGGCACAGAATACGTTACTTTTATAACAGTTTGGTAACATTCTATAACGATTTTAGATACTTTTGTCCGGTTTTGCTTTTTGGACGGATTAGTATATAGTGAGGGGGTTTTTTAAACCCCCTCAACTGTTAAACAGTTTACTGTTTATTAAAGCCCTTCAAGGGGCTTTAATAACTGTATACAGTATGTTACAGATATCCAGTAAAAGGTTGTTACGATAAGGGTTCCTTGATGGCTAAGTTTAAGGCAAAATCCGCCAACGTGAATGCCATCGATGCGGATGAAGCCAAGCGTCAAGTCCTCGCTCATGTGGCTAGTGGCATAGGTGTCAAGCAAGCCATGGGCTTGGTAGACCGTCAACCTGTAACTCTCAGACAGTGGATTAACCGTGACCCCATCTTTGCTCGCAAGTTAGAGGAAGCCAAAGAAGAAGGGGCTACCCGAGATTTAAGTAGGGACAAATACGAACTAGAGTTTTCTGAGTTCTCAGAGCAATTCCTTGGTTCTAAGATTTTCGCCCATCAGCAAAACTGGGTAGATGTATTAGAGGGAAAAGACCCATCATGGCTGCACCCTTCTATGATTTACGAACCTTCTGACCCAACCAGACTTTTAATCAACGTGCCCCCTGAGCACGCCAAGTCAACTACCATTACAGTCAATTATTCAACTTACAAAGTCTGTATGGACCCTGACAATACAAGAATCATTGTAGTTTCTAAAACCCTACAAAAAGCCCAGGAGTTCGTATATTCAATCAAGCAGAGACTGACCCACCCTATGTGGGCAAAAATGCAGGCTACCTACGCACCTTCGGGTGGTTGGAAGGAAGACGCAGATTCCTGGAGACAATCCTCTATTACCCTGTCGCGTACTTCTACCGAGAAGGACCCGACGGTACAAGCACTGGGTATTGGTGGACAAATTTACGGTTCACGAGCGAACCTAATAATTCTTGACGACTGCGTCACTGGTGCCAACGCTCACGAATATGAGAAGCAACTAGAGTGGTTGCAAAAAGAAGTAATTACTCGTCTTGATGACGAAGGAGTTTTACTCGTAGTAGGTACACGCTTTGCAGCAACTGACCTATACCGAGAGATAAGAAATCCAAAACATTGGTCTAATGGCGTAAGTCCATTTACCTATTTTGCTATGCCAGCAGTTTTAGAGTTTGCTGATAAGCCAGATAATTGGGAAACCCTCTGGCCCAAGAGCGACCAAACTACTTCTAGCAAAAAGCAACCTGATGAGAACGGCTTGTATCCTAAGTGGGACGGTCCAGCCCTGTACCGTCGTAGAGGCGAAGTAACTCCGACAACATGGGCTTTGGTTTACCAACAGCAGGACGTACAAGAAGATTCAATCTTCCGTCCACCATGCGTACAAGGTTCCATTAATGGAATGCGTAAAGTCGGTCCTATTAGACCTACAGTTCCAGGACATCCAGCCAGTGGGGATTTTTATACCTTGATGGGTATTGACCCAGCCATGACTGGTAATACCGCAGCCGTAATACTTGCTTTCGATAGACAAACGCACAAGCGTTATGTATTAGATGTTTATAATATGCAAGACCCGAACCCTCAAAAGATTCGTGCCTTGATGGAAGACTGGGTTAATAAATACCAACCCAATGAAATTAGAGTTGAGATAAATGCTCATCAAAAGGCTTACGCTTTAGATGAAGAGTTAAACCAATGGATGGCATCTAGAGGCGTTCAGTTTCGTTCTCACTTTACAGGTAAGAATAAGTGGGATGTAGATTTTGGTGTTGCCTCTATGGCAGACCTATTTGGTACTGAGCGTGATGGCAAACATCAAGATGATAATTTAATTGAATTACCATCATCAGAAAATAATGAACACGTTAAGGCTTTAGTAAATCAACTTATAGTTTGGAGTCCTAACGCAAAGAAGAACCAAAAGACTGACTGTGTTATGGCTTTATGGTTTTGTGAGATTAGGGTTAAAGAGTTAATCCAAATGTCTGGCTTTGCTCAATCACACACATATAACAGATATGCAACTAAAGCAGGTATAAGAAATCGTGGCGTTGTAAATCTAGATGAACTCGCAGCAGCACAATACGCTGATGCTTATTACTAGGAGTTTGAATGGCACTTAATGTGCAACAGATTGCGGATAAGGTAGAGGCTTTAAAGCGTCGCTACTCTGATAGAGACGTCCGCATGGCGAATGTACTTTCAGTACGTCGTGGAGAGATTCAATCTGTATTTCCAGATTTCTTTCCTGAAGGTATGCCAGCACCAATGGTTGCCAACTTTATCGATATTGCTGCTAGAGATTTAGCAGAAGTACTTGCCCCATTACCAAGTTTTAATTGCAGTACTATAAATGTAACTTCTGACCGTGCTAAAGCACAGGCAGATAAGCGAACTATGGTTGTTAATAATTATGTGCAAACCTCTCGCTTACAAACCCAAATGTATACTGGGGCTGACTGGTACCTTACATATGGCTTTTTGCCTATAGTTGTTGAAGTTGATGTTGAAAACAATCAGCCCCGTATACGCGTAGACAATCCTTTAGGTGCTTATCCAGAGTTTGACCGCTTTGGTCGTGTAGTTTCTTATACTCGTCGTTACTACAAAACTCTTGCAGAATTAGTTGTAGAATTTCCAGAGTACGAAAGACAACTCGTAGGTCCTCATGGTCGCGAGAATGTTGATATGTACGCAATGATTGAAATGGTTAGATATGAAGACGCTGACCAAATTATATTATTTGTTCCCTCAAAGGACAATTTACCTTTACGAGTAACTCCTAACCCAGTTGGGGAAATAATGGTTAGAGTTGCTAAGCGTCCAAGTATTGATGACGATA